ATCATCTGTTCCATTAGTTTGAATGGGTTGTCCTGTATAAAGCATAGAGTGTGTGCTGTTATGGTCATTTATTTGAGCTGAAGGAATTATGATTGTTAAAACTTTAGAAGCACCAGTAATTGATGTTGGACTTGAAGAGTTCTGATTGGCAGTAAGACCTGTAACTGTTGCAAAAGTAGAGTAAATGCTATTGGTTACTGATACTGTACCTGCAGTATTGACAACATAAGCACCTACAGAATCAGAACCTATTTGCGTATAACCGACACCGCCTGTATTTATAAATAGACCACCTGCATTAGCAGATAAAGTACTGCCATTTAATTCTAGTGTAGTTGCTTTTATTGTGCCTGATACTATTGAACCTGCGGTAATCGTTCCCATATCTGCTGAAATTGCAGCCAGATTGGTAACATCAATTTCATTTGCTGTGACCGAATCTGCTGCTAATTCATTTGCTGTTAAAGTACCTGTAGCTATGTCTCCTGCTACTATTGTTCTTCCTACTATTTTTGCAGATGTAATACTGTCGTCACTAATTTTAGTTTCAGTTATAGCATTCGCAGCTAAAACATCGCCTTGTATTGCGTCAACTTGTATGTCTGCATTTTTAACACTGGTAAAATTTCCTTGTACTGAACCAACAAAATTAGAATTTACATCAGAATGATTTATGGCTCTGACCCAGTAGTAATAGGTAGTTCCTGCTGTTAAGCCATTGTGTAGACCATCTACAAAAGTTGAGATAGTATTTGATGCTCCATACTGAGTATGCACCAAGCCATCTGAATCGTTTGCGTTAGGCGTAGAATTTGATGTTTTTCTGTATATCTTGACACCTTTTAAATCTCCATTATTAGGATTGGTATAGCTAACAACTATGTTGAAGGCTTTACCAGTAGATGCGGATAGATTACTGGGGTCACTCGGAGCTGCACTTGCTGCAGTCATAGTTATACTTGCTGTACCAGTGTAAGGAGAAAAAACTCCTCTTTGATTCATGTGCCTTACTCTGACTACATACGCTTCGCCCACTGCAACATTTGTTAAGTACGCTGTTGATGTACCTGCTCCAACTGTTATTGATCTATATAAAGAATCTGCTTCGCTTTGCAATTTATAAGCTACTTCTGTACCAAAAATATAAGGAGAAGAATTGTTTGTCCAAGTTGCTTTTATATTTATTTTAGATGTCGTTGCATCTTTCGCTAATACTTGTGCTACAGCTAAATTTGTTGGTGCAGATACAGAAAAATCTCCTGTTGGTACTTCAGATATAGGTCCTTGTGTAATTGGTGTGACATAATCATTGGTTACAAAATCATAAGTAGCTGCGTCAATTTCTTTTAAAACCAACCTACAAGCAGCTACTGGCACTTCATTTTGTTCTACAAATTCTATTTGTGTTGAAAGTACCTCAAACATTTTATTTGTATAGCCTAGTCTTTCATTAGTTACATAAACAAAATCTGCAGGTTGAAGGCGTAAAAATTTAGTTGTAGTCAGTAAAGATATTTGTAGTGTTTTTCTTTGATGCTGTAATGAAATTTTTGCTAGTCTTTCTGCCATAAGATTTGTACTTGTATAAGGCAACTGTATCTCCATACGCTTTAAATAATTTGCGTTAGCTTCTCCGCTTGGCACATCTTCACTTACAAAAGTAGAACTTGTCAGTTCAGGGGTATCAGTACCTACAAATCCATTATCTTTATCTACAAAGACTGCCTTTATAGAATTAAATAATTCGTTAGATTGTGTGTTTTTTGAAACATTTATAGGAGAAAGAACTTCTGAATCAGTGATGGTCAAAGAAGGAGTTTGAGCTGCAGCTACAAAAACATTGAACATACCATTTGTGAAAGTTAGTTTACCACCACAAGAACTTAACAAACCTTCTAAAATTCCATTACCATTTGCGGACATATTAGTAAAACCATTAGCTGTATAGCGTTCTTGACTGATACCACTTATAGTTACAGTTTGTTCACTGGTATTAGCTGCACTCATAAAGCCACCTGCGTTAGCTGATAGATTTAGCTCAGTAGATGTAGCTTTAATACCATAAGTGGTGTTACTTAAATAATCTAATATACATAAAGCAGGATTATCTGACCAAGCATAAGTTGATTCTGTGCCTAATCTATGTGAACCACTTCCCCCTACTGTTGAATCTAATCTAGGGTCATAGAGTTTCTTGCCTTTTATGATGCCTGTAATTTTAGGAATTTGTGGCATTTTTTCTGGGTCATATATAAGCTCTACATACATATATGCACAGTCTTTATAAATAAAATTATTATCTATTATGGTGCTGCCATGTGTAGTTCTAGCTAATGAATCATGAGATGTTTGACTGCCATCGTGAAAGGTAAATCTTACTAATCTACCACTGCCAAAGTTGTTTTCGTTGTCTGTGTTTGTAAAGTCTGAGTTAGTAACTGTATAAATTTTGTTATCAGTACCTGCACCGCTTGAAGTAGAATTAGTAGTAGTTACTGTAATTTCATTGAAATTAAATGAGGTAAAACTATCAACCTCATGTCCTGCAAAAACAACTACCATAGATAATTTATTATTATCTGTACCTGTGGTACGCATAAAGGTAATTGTTCCACCTACCCTAGTTTCTCCATAAATGATCTGTCTAGGTGCTAAAGCTCCTCTGGTACTAGCTTTTGTTCCAAAGTTAGCATTGTTTGCTTCCTGACCTTTAGAGGTCATCATTCCTATCCCTGCTGATATTAGAGTGGTAGCAAAAGTCATTACCGCCATACTTGCAGCTACACTCAATCCACCAATGGTCATACCACCTGCTATAGCAAAACCTGCAGCTCCTGCGGTTGCAACAACTGCGTAAACTACTACTGCTGCGATGATTGCTGTTTTAATCGCCTTAGCCATCTATTCGCCACCCATGTAACGCCAAGTCTGTAGGTTTTACAGCTATACCATCTTCACTAGGACAAAGTATCGCTTGTCCATCGTACATACCGCACATTTGAGACTCTTCTTGCCAAATCACTAAATCACCACATTGTAAAAACATAGGCTTTATCTTGGTAAGTTTTTTAGCCTTTGCAGCTTTATCAATAGACTTAGCTAATGTGCCTCCATAGTCTTTTATAGACTTCATAGCTGATGCTTCGTCTTTCCATTTAAGTTCTTTTGGTATTAATACTTTGCCAGTCATGGCTTTGATACAGGCATCCGAAAACAAACAGCAATCCCACTTACCCCAGACAAATGGCTTATTATAATTAGCCTCTACAAACTCAAAGAATAAAGTTTGCCATGTTTCTTTTTTCTTCATCTTCTAATCGTCTGTACTTGATCTTCATTGCTTGTACCACCGCCACTATTAGAAGTATCATCGTTACTTGGTCTACCCCAATCTATTTGTTTATCTTGTAGTGCCATGACATATTTAAATCCAGTATCTGTGCTATTTATTATTTGTTGCGAAGCTAGGGTGTATCGCAAATTACAAGGTCTGTTCAAGTCCACTAAACGATTTTCAGCATTGACTATTATAGTCATACCATCTGGGTCATCATTAATTGATAGATTCGTCATTCTGCCTGAAAATAATGTTATTTCTCCTGCACTGACATTACCTCCTCCGCTTAAATATCCCATAAATAAAAATATTTTACGATTCTGTATATCTTCTGATAATGCTAAATTCAAAACAGTTTCATCCATACCAGATAAAGTAAAACTACAGTTAGTTGATTTAATCTCTAATGTATCTTCTATATCTGTAATACCTAATAAATCACCTGCACCTGTATAAGTTTCACCATCTAGCGTAATGTCATCAATACCTGTCCAAAGTCGTATGGTCTCTGTATCAAATTGAGCTTTTACTGCAAAAAAAAGTAATTGTTGATCTGCACCTAAACGATTGGTAATTTGTGAATCTATGCCTGATCTACTAGCCATTAGGTGTTACTCGCTGATATATCTTCTGCAACTTCAAAAGAAAATCCATAAGTGGAAGCTCTATTAGCACTCCAATTCACATTTTTGGAAACTAATCTAAACAATCCCTTAGGCTCGTTAAAAATAACAAAATAGCCATCGGTCAAATCTTTTCTAAGTCTTGGTTCTGTGTGTACTGCTACGCTTGTACCTGATTGCACTGCATCTTCTGTCACCATAAGAAGTTGGAATGGTTGGTGTGATGCACTATTGCCACTCAAAATTCCTAGATAGTCTCCTGCCTTGATAGTACCTGTACCAGAATTTATAGTGGTCAGTGCTAGACCAGTTGCTCCTGAGACATTTTGCCTTATAGAACAACTAGCAGTACTTGACTCTGAGGTAAGAGTGGTTGTCGTGACTATAGTTGTGGCATTAGTCACCGAGCTAATTTTATGTGTGCCATTATTGGCTTCGTTTGTAGCACCTGTAACATGAACGAAGTCACCTGCTATTAGGCTACCAAATATAGAAGTACCTGATGTTATAGTAGAGCCACTGAAAGAAAGTGTTTCACTAGCATCATCTACACGCCTAGAGGCAGTTAAATGGGTTTGATTGTAAGTTCCTTGATTAGTTTTGCCATCAGGGTCACTCATCTGAAAAGAATTTACAGGTCCTTTGCAGTTAGCTAAAAAAGACTGCCAGAGTGCAGCTTGTGATCTTTTCATCGGAGGCAAAGTCAAAGAAGCGGTGTAGTAAGTATTAGGGAACTCTTGTGTTTTCTGCTCTCCAGTGAAAGGAGAGACAGTTGTACCTATAGTTCTGACCAAAGACCAATCACTATCAGTAAAGTTTGGTGAACTAGGCATTACGACTATGTTGTTAGTATTTGTTGTCATGTGCCACCCAATAATCCTTTTCTGTAAGCTCCACCTCTTGCTGCTGCTTCAAAGACTGCCATCTTAGATGTCTCAGCTATCTGTGGTAGCATTTTTTGTACTTCTGCTCTCGTGGTTGCTTCTACACCTAAAGCAAAGTTATTGTTCTGTACGACAGTGACACCGCCACCACTCATAGCATTTTTAGAGTTCATATTGTTAAGTAATGTACCTCCTGTATTCGGCACAAATATTTCAGGTCCTCTTTCTCCAACAAGCATAGGTCGGTTGGCTTGTAGTGTTCCTCCACCTGCTGCTCCTGTAGGGAAACCCATACCTGCGAAGATTGCATCCATGATTGGTTTTATTACCATCATTTGCATAGCAGAAGCTATGATTTGTTTGACCATATCTTTGAACAAATTTTTGAAAGAATCCATAGCAGATTCACCACTCATTAAAGAATCCACAAAGTCTGAAGAAAAACCATTCACAGTTTCAGTTATTACTGGTTGCAACTCTTTCATAGACTCTTTTAAATTCAAAACAGCAGCAGCTCCCTCGTTTGCTTCTTTTGTTGCAGCAGGTGGAACTATACTGCCACCTTCTGAGCCATCGCTAGTTTGTACCCCTGTTACGCCATCTCCTAATCTGCCTCCAAAAAAACTTGGGTCGTTAAGTCTGGTAGCTATTCTACTTCTTATGTGTTCTATGTTTGCGTCTATTTTTTCTGTATCTATTTCAAAAGATACCTTTTCCATAGGTTCACCACGCAACCACATAGGCAACTGGTTATAAATTTCTATGAAGCCATTAACAAACTTACTGAATTGTCGCAGTATTGAATTGAGAGGGCGTTGAAAAGACTTAGCAAACTCTAAAAACCCTATAGTTAAATAATCTATTGCAGTTAATAGTAAATTGAAACCTGTGACTAGCTGTTGTATAACAAAACCTACAGCTTTTAAAGCTATAACTAAGACATCAGCTAAAATACTTGCTAATTCGCCTAATACAGTAGCTAAACCTCCTGCACTTTCATCTGTCATTAAATCCGAAAAAGCTGAGGTAACTTCTACTAGAGCAGAGGTAAGACCTGCCTCACCAATCTCTTTAGCTACTAATCCTGCTTGGTCTTTTGCATTTGATAATGCACCTGATAGTGTTTGTAGTCTTGCTTCTATAGCTCCTTCAAACCTCGTTCTACCGATATTTAAAAGGAATTCAGAAATATTCTCACTTGTATTTTTCATGGTCGTTTCCTGACCTTCAAAAATCATTGTGATTTCATCACCAGACTGTTTGGCTTTGATACCAAACTGCTTAAGCATTTCCATTTCACCAGTAGTCGCATTGAATACTGCTTGTGCTAACTGAGTTATATCTTTGTTGTTAGCAGCAGCTACATTACCAAAAGCAGTTAAATTTTCTTTACTTGGCGTAATACCTGCTTGATAAAATCTTGTGAATGCGCAACTAAGGTGGCTTCTAAATCCTCAAATGTTCTAGCTGTATTTATAATTCCAGAACCTAGCTTCGCTAGTCCTAGCACTGCAAACACTCTTCCTAAGTTACTAAAACTTAAAACCGATGCTTTGGCTCTTTTATTTGTTACATCTAATTGTTTGTTGACACGATCTAAGCCTTTACGCAGACCTGCGGTTTCTGCTCTTATTTCAACTATTAATTGGTCAACTGAGGTAGCCATTAGTCAGGATATAGCTCCATAAGTTCTTCAAGCTCATCTCTATCCATAGGTTTGGATTCTGAGCTAGTGTTAAATTCTTGAAAACCTTCTATAGCACAGTGTATTTCTATCACTGAGGCATTCCAAAATTCAGAGGGTTGCATTCCAATCATACCCATACATATCTCCATATATCTTTTGATGGGCAGGTGGTCATCAACTTTTACTCCTTTTTTTTTCCTTCTTCTTCTCCTTCTTCGCCTGAATCAGTCGTAAGTGATTTAGTTAAAAGTTCTGCTACTGCTTTTGCTGAATCTACAATACCTGTATTGCCAACAAGTTTTTTTACATCCTCTTGTTGCAGATCGTTACCACCACCTCTTAAGGCAGGAGTAAGAACATTGATAATGTCTGCCATGCGTATATCTGCATCAGACATCTTTTGTGCCAGTTTTATTATTCCACAACCTACAGCATCTTCAATTTGTAAAATTGAATCTACAGTCAGTCTGGCTTTGTAGTCTTTTCCTGCTAGGCTAATATTAACCTGAGCTTTCATTGGATTTGCCATTTGACTCTCCTTGAGCTTTGCTCGTTGGACTTCCCATTGGAAGTTCTAATTTTAGTTTTAAAATATCGTCTCTGGTATCTATTGATGCCGAAACAACCTTATAAGATTTACCATCTACTGTAATAGTAGTGGGTTCACCTTTATCCTTACCCAAAAAGTTAGGTAGCTCAAGCATATCACCTTGCATTACTGCAGGGATTTCTTTACCACCCTCTTTAACAAGAACATTCTTCCAAGCCATATATTATCCTTAGACTGCTGAGAATGCGATTGCACCAGAGCTTTCTAAAGTCACAGAATATGTGACCTCACCATTGTACTCTCCTGCATATTCTAAAGAAGCAACCATAAACGCACCTGTATATGTTCCAAAATCAGGAACTAATATCTGGAAGTTTTTGAACGCTGTTGCATTCATTGCATCTTTTAGAGTAGTTTCAGTAGCAGCGTCAGTAAAGACACCTGAACCAGAAACTGACATAGAATGAATACCACCATCTGCTAACAACTCACGATTCCCAGAAGAATCTTTATTGGTAACATCTACAGCTTCATCATTGAGAGTTATGGAAGTAGAACGCAATCCACCAACTGTTACATAGGTAGAACCTGTGGTGTTGATTTTGAGCAGTAGTGCTGCTCCTTTTTGTGCTGCCATATTTTACTCCTTTATATTAACCTAATAATACTGCACGAAATCTCATGACACCATGTCTTGTTTTCCCATCTGGGTCTCTCATTATATCACCAAATTCAAACCGAAGATTTATCAGATTGAATCCACTGACACTTAAGCTACTATCATGCAATAAATCATGTACTCTGTCCATAATTTGTTTAGTTTCTTTACTGCCTTTATATTCCGACCAGATATGCAGTGTCAAGGTAGTTTCAGAGCCATTGACATCTTTTGTATCAAATTCTGTGACATTATCCTCACCTATTTGCACATAAGGAAAACTGGTGCTTTCAGGCACATCGTCAAAGACCGAAGCACCTAAAGTATTCGTTAAATTGCTATCGCCAGACAAAGTGCTATAGATTGTACTTTGTAGGGCAAAACCTCCTATACTCATCTAATTACACCTTCTCGTTTGAAGATTTGATTGATTTTACGCTTGGATTTACGCAAAGCAGGTTGCATAAAGGGTCTAGCTGCCATCTTTTGTGTACCAAACTCTAAATGTTTACCATAATTACCGCCAGACCCATCATCAGCATAAGCTATGATCTTACCTACCACAGCATTTCTTTCTATATCCACATCAATAGATATGCTACTGGCAAGTGTACCTGTGTCACTAGCAGGAGCTTGACCTGCTGCTGAGGCAGTATGTGTTCTATTTGGATTGTATAAACGATATGTCCGACCTGATTTATTACCAGATAAAATACTAGACACTGCTTCTCCTCTGACCACCATCGCACTACTAGCGACAGCTCTTTTCAGGTTAGAACCTGCATTTTTGACAAATCTTTTGTGTAAGCGTCTTTGAAAAGCATCAAGGTTTTTAATACTCATTGTGCTACCCCTTCGGTACATGACAGCTTGTAGTATCTATCCCTCTCATCCACATTTAAGATGGCTTTGATGTTAAACGACCTACTCTCGTAAACAATGCGGTAGGAAGCGTCTATGTCACTTCTATAGCGGATAAATATGTCATGGGTGGTCTCGTCTTGAATTTTGCCTCGTTGGAAGCTCTCTTTACCGCTTTTTGGCACGATATTGGCATAAATGTCGGCTACTCTTGTATAGCTTTGCGATCTACCGCCTCCTGCATCAGTTGTATCGCTTGGGGATTGCAACTGAACTCTATATCTCATCATGCCGATAGAGTTCATGGTATTAACCTACCGCTAAGAATGAAGAAGAACCAATGCCTTTATGTATTACATAAGGTGCGTAGAGTTTTTTGACCATAGGTGGCATAGGTGCTGAGGCTTCGTACATATCGCCTCTGTGTTCGTATAAATAGGCGATGTGTTGCAACATACCCATACGAATCGGCTCTGGCACAGTGAATGCAGAGGTATATCCTGCCACATAGAGGACTTTTATAGCGTTTGCTACCCTAAGTGCTGTTGGAAAGGTTTCGCCCTTTCTAAGCACGATTCTGGCAGGTTCACGCACATTATCTACATAGTATCTACTAGCTGCCATAGTAGTTTCGGTATCATCATCGTTAAAAGTGCTTACCGAAGTTACACTGACGATTGGACTGGTCGGTAAGACTATGTGGTTTTTGTAATAATTAAGGTAAGGTCCTGTTCTAAAGCCTTCAAACAAAGGGTCGGCTAGTTCATCGTAAGCGTCTACAAAAAAGCTATGGGTTTGTGTCATCAACGATCTACCAGTGTGTTCTTCACAGATTCTCCTAGCAGTTTCTATAAATGGTCTTATTATTCTTTCGTCAGTGCTATCTTCTACTCGCAAGTATTCTTTGACTTCTTGTAAAGATAGAGGCTCTTGTGTGGGTTCGGTGGTGATCTGTAGTCCTGACATTACAAGACCTGTGCGATTACTTGTGAGCCTATAATTAATACATAGACTCCGATTATCATGGCTTCTACTCTAGCAAATCGCTTACTGCCAGACTCTAGCCTTTTTTCTATATTTTCATAACGAATTGCACATATCTGCTCATGCGAATCCAACGCTATGGCTACATCACTTGTCGTCTGATTCTTCTTCTGTCTCGGCATCCTCTACTTCCTCAGTTTCCGACTCATCTGAATCAAGTAAAGGCTTTAGTACCTCTAAGTAATGCTTCTGCAATATATCGTTTTTTTCTAAGCCAAACTCGGCATTAGTTTTTATGGTTTGTGATTCTTTGCTAAGTATCTCAATCTTCGTGTAAAGCAACTTGGCTTCGTCATTCATGTCTGCTACCTGATAGGTCACATCCTCGCCTGTCTCTGATTTCATTACTAGCGTTCTTTCGTCTTTATTAGCTTCTGCCATTTTTATCTCCTTTTTCTAAAGTTAATCTATATATCATATCAGTTGTTTACTAATGTTCAAGATGAAAACTCTGATTGAGGTGGCTCATCTTCAGAGGCTATGTCTTTATCAAGCTCTGTCATATCAACATGGTTTTCAACATAAGTTTGTAGCTGTTTTTCACTCATAGCAGTCACAGCTTCTTGTTCAGGTATCCCAACAAGAATTAATACTTCTCTAAAAAATTCTACATCTTTTGAATTAGTATCAATCCTTACAGCTTTTATTTCTGTAGTTCTGTTTCCAGACTGTACTCTATCTATGCTTTTCCAACTTGCTGCCATAATTATATTGCCAATCCATAATATATTGTTCCATTAAGGTTAGCTGTGTTCTGCCCACCTGCTGGAGTGTTAACTATTTTTAGTGTTCTTGTATTATAAGCACCACCACTTGTGAATGAAATAGTGTGGTATGAACTTCCACTACCACCAGAAGCAGAATGTAAAGTTTGAATACTCAAACCTGAATAGTGGTTCATCATTGATATTCTAAAGTGTTGTGAAATAGCTCCATTTCCAGAATATCCGAGGTGTACTCCTGCTTCTACAAACTTTTGATAAGCCATGTAGTAGCTTGATGTCCAAGTATTAGCTGATGTTGAGCTTGACCAAGTTATAGTCTCATCACCTGAGTATGTTCTTTGGTTGTCGCCATATTGTTGGGCGTTTCCACCATTTAATCTAAGCCAATGGTTTGCGTCTAGTTTCAAACATTCGCCACCATTTACTTCCATGATAATGCCACCATTAGCAGCAGCATTTATTTTTATGAAATCGTTGTCGCCACGAATACTACAAGTGTTATTGCTTGAGAAATTAACTGCACTTGTACCACTATTACTTAACTGTATTCTTCTATCAGCACCTCCTGCGAGAGCTATATTTCCATTGAATAAAGCTGCTCCTGCATCTGACATATCAAGAGTAAGAGCAGTTATTACACTACCACTATCATTACCTTGAAATATTACATCTTTATCTTGTTGAAATGACCTAAGAATAAAATTACTACTTCCATCATCTTTCATGGTCATAATAGTAGTGCTGCCAGTATTTAAAAAAGATTCCCCTTTTAAAGTAATACCATCATTAAACGTAGCAAAACCTGCCGCTGACATATCAAGTGTAAGAGCAGTAACGTCAGAACCACCATCATTCCCTTGAAATATTATATCTTTATCTTGAGTAGGATGATTTATATAAAAATTACCACTAGAATTAAAAACTCTTCCAAAAGATGTTCCTCCATCTTTAAAAAATATTTCAGCACCATCTGCATCAAGCGTTATATCACCTGCAGAGTCTAAAATTATCGCTTGTGCGGAAGCTATATCTAAACTACTTGCTTTCGTAGTTATAGAGCTATGCTCTACATCATTCTTCTCAAATAGTATCTGTTTAGCATCTGCTGTGTCGTCTCTAGCTAAACTTAAATATCCTGCTCCAAGTTCTACTGCATTGACATCGCCCATAGAAGCACCAATGCCTACCGCCTGAGCTGTACCACCACCATTGTAGATAACTCCAGAAACATCAATTCCTCCTGAAAAAGTTTCTATTTTCTTAGCATTATCGTGGTATAACTCTACTGCTCCATTTTCTGTAAAAGTTGCATAAGTTTCATTATTAGTTGTATTTTTAAAAGCTAAATTTGCTGCTCTAAGGTCTAATCTACCTGTATTGTTAAGAATAACTGAATTACTACCATCATGATAAATCCTTAAATCGCCACCACTCGCAGAGCCTAACTCTATTTGCACACTATCCCCAAGTATCAAATCCCCTGTCATAGTGCCACCAGACAAAGGTAATACTGTGCTAAAGAAAGAAGCGTTGTCGTTCATAGCTGCAGCTAACTCATTCAAAGTGTCAAGGCTTGATGGTGCTGAATCCACTAGGTTGGAAACCGCAGTGGTCACAAAAGCTGTGGTTGCAACTCTGGTCGTGTTGTTACCTGCAGATTGTGTAGTTGTAGTCGGATTACCGCCTAAGGCTACATCGTCTATGATCTGTTCACTGCTTACTTTGGTATTACTCATATTAGCCTTCTAAGGTTTCTATCCTAGATTTTAAATCATTGATAGTGGTTTGTTGAGTTTCTATTAATTCTTGTTGTTCTTGGATTGCTTTTATTAATGGTGAAACAAATTCTGTATATCTAAGACCATATCTATAGTTTGAGCCATCTTGTTCTTCGCTTATATCTTCTTTAATTAATGCTGCAAAGTCTGTATTGTTTTTATCATTATCACTTAACCAAGTTTCTATATCTTGTGCAATCAAACCATAGTGAGTTCTATTAGAACTATTATTTTTCCATGTATAAGAAACAGGTTGTAATTCTTTAATAAAAGCCAAACCTAAATTGCTTTCAGTAATATTTTCTTTTTCATTTCTATCAGAACCAGTGGTAACACCATCTCTAACATAAGCATCTTCATATCTAAAACTAGAAGTTCCTAAATCTGAGTGTCCTGTATATCCAGCATCGGTGGCAGGTCTTATATTACCAGAAGAATCAAGTCGCATTCTTTCTGTTGCTGATGTACCAAAAACAAAAGCATCCAAATCGTGTCTGTATTCTAT